CCCACCACCTCACGCTCGGCTTCTATGCGGTCAACAAGTTCATCAACCCAAGCAGGAATAAACCCACACAAAGGTCGAAGTTTTGACCATAACGCACGGGTAGGAATGGCTGGCTGGCTTTTGTCGGTTAAATAGTGCGAACCCATGAAAGTATCCGTTGCGTCATTGATTTGTTTTGCAGATAGCCCCGTTGTGCGCATCCACTCGGTAAACTTGTGCAACCTTCCTACCTCGCCATTGTTCTTATCAATCGCCTTGCTAACATCCAACGACTTCGGAAAACCCGACCCGTACACCCAAGCTATCATATCGCGTATCTCAAAACCCGCGTCCTCAATCCGCACCGCCATCCTGTGTTGCGTCCGTGTTCCCGCGAAACAAAGCAGGTGACCGCCAGCCTTCAACACGCGGAAGCACTGCCGCCATAACTCCTCACTCGGTACATCGTAGTCCCACTTCTTGCCCATAAACGACAATCCGTAAGGCGGGTCGGTAACAATCGCGTCCACGCTGTTGTCATCCAGCAGTTGCAAGACCAACAGGCTGTCACCGTTTACAATCTCAACGCGCTCACTCATCTCCAAATAGCGGTTGTTCGATGTGTACCTTCTGCTCTTGCTTGTCCACAAGGTTGTTCAGGCGTTGTGTGATGCTCGGATTGTACTGCCCAACCATACCTCCTTCGATTTGGTCTTGGCGTATACAACGGCGAATGCGTGAACAGACGCTTAAATAATCTGAATAGTTGCCGCCTGTGTTTGCGAAGTAATGTTCAAGCCCGCCAATAATATTTTGCTCTTCGCACCAATTCTCAAAGCCTTCCAAAGTCAACGGTCTTTCCAGCGGTTCTTGCTTTTGCTCGCCATCCTTACCCACAAACACGGTCTTGATTCGCGGATTGCTTTTGACCTCGTGTGCATAGGTCTGAAAGTATTGCCACATCAATTCAGGCGTTTGTATGTACTTGTGCTTGCTCATACCTCAACCGAATTCATTATGTCAATAATCTTCTCGCAGATAGCCACCTTCGCGTGTAGTGCGTTGGGTGCATCGCAGTCATTTAGGCTGTCCAATATGTTGGCCATATCGGTCATCAATGCGCCAATGTTCACAAGCTTGCTCATATGCAAGTTGTGCTGTTCTTCAATGCTAATCTTTGCTGTTGCCATCGCCGTTTACATTAAATACCACTTGCCCTTCTTTTACACAATGCTCGGCGTGAGCCACCAGTTCCGAAAGCCTGCCAACAGCACAGGTTGCGCACCACCAATCGGTGCGCGGAATGCCAAGGCTAATCGCCGCCGCTTGCAAGGTGTTCACCTCCGCAGGTGTAAGGCGTAGCGACTTGGTCGAATGGTACAGTTCAAGTTTCGGCTTGATGGCAAGCACTTCGCTGATTAGGGTTGCGTTCATTCGGTTAGCTTTATGATGATGATGGCCAACGCCGCCGATGCCAAGCCAACAAACGGCGCGTAGTATAGCGGTTGGTCAAAAAGTGACAAGCCAAATCCTGTCCAAATGGCAAGGCAGGATTGGCAGGATAAAGGCTTGAAGCGACTGATGCGGTAGTACCACGCTGGAAGTAAGTTATAGTGTTCCATCGCCAATGCTGTCAAAGCCGCCAATAAAATCGTTGTAATCATCTTGTAGTGCTAATTTAAGTCGTTGCCTGCAAAGGTCAATCGTGTAGCAGATTGACCGATATGGAATGCCTGTGTTTCGATTGATAAGCTTCTTGTTGCCCAATTCCAGCCATAGAAGGAATAGGTTCTTGTCGTATGGATATTTCCCTGCCGCCGCCCACTTGTCCATCTCCTCCTCCGCTTTGCGATACAGGTGGTCAGGTACTGTGCTATACTTTTCATCCACCTGCTCAACTTCGCCCAAAGCCACACGCTCTTCGTTGTGCCTGTACTTCCGCTGGAATGGCGATGTCTTGCCTCGGAATAGGTTAATAGCGGCGCGCACGATGTAGAACGTGAGTGCGCCTGATGCGTGTAGCTGTTCAACGCGTTCTGGTCGGTCGTAGCAGTAGATGACCAGTTCGTGTTCGAGGTCATCGGCATAGTCGCTTGTCGCGATTTGTCGCGCCACTTGTCGGAAAACTCCGTCATTGTACAGCTGGTGTATGATTGCGTTTGCATCCACATTGCGGGCAAATATAGTCAGCGTCTTCTATTGTTTGTATAAATTTAAAGCGCGAATCATTATTGTGCAACGCCCAGTCCACGACCTGCACCCCGTGATAAACGCTCGTGTGGTTGCGGTTTAGCATTATGCCAATCGCTGTCAAGCTGTATTTGTAGTGATGCTTGCGATACAAATACCACATCAGCGCGTGTCTCGCTCGCGTTACTTCGGCCTTTCGATTGCCTGTGCAAATCTCTTTGTACGTCACGCCTGTAATCGCTTCAATGCGATTGGCAATTTCGGTGATAAAGGTTGGTGTTTTCATAAGTTAAGGGTTTGTTTAAATTCTTCAAAGGTTCTGATTATGACGTAGCGGTAGCCTGCCGCTTCGATGACGGCCTGCCATTCCTTTTGTGCAGGTGACTGCCTGCCTGTTGGCGTTTTAAATTCCAAGGCGATAAGTCCAGCATCCGACAGGTACATCATATCCGCAACGCCAGCAACCACGCCCATGGATTGATTGATGACTGCACGGATCTTGTTGTCGCTGTTGTTGTTTACCGTGAATAATCGGCCGCGCTCTTTCGGGTAGTTGTTCCAGTGGTAGAGGAAGCACTGCGATTGAAGTTTGAATTCTGACAGTTTTGGCAGGTTGTGTGTAGGCATTGATATTTTGGTTTAGTTGGATCAGTTTCACTTTTCAGTTTAGCTTTGACGTATGCTTCGGCTTTCCATTTGCCGCTCTTGCTTATCAGGCGCAGCCACTTCTCGGCCTCACATCTGCACTTGCATACGTTGTGCAGCACGAATCCACGGCCAATGCCTTGCGGATCTGCTTTGTGCATGGCGGCCAAGTCCTCCAGCCTATACTCGCTTTTCTTGTTGAATATTTCGTACTGCACTTTCTTCAGGTTTACGGCTGGCATGATCTCCTGCGGCGGCGCTTCAAACTTGTGGCCGCAGCTTGGACACTCTTTGAACGAATTATGACAAAGATACTCGCACTTCGGACACTTTTTGTGCGGCGCTACGCCACCCTTGGCCGGCCGCTTGTCCAAACTCCAAATGCGATCCTCATGCCACGGTCCGTGGGTCTCCATGTTGTTGCCAAAGTCCAGGATGGTGAACTCCTTCTTGGCCTCCGTCACTCGGCTACCCCTGCCCACCATCTGCAGGTATAGCGCCAGGCTCGTGGTCGCTCGGTATAGGATCACTACCTCAGTTGCCGGATCGTCAAATCCCGTCGTAAGAATGCCCACGTTGCAAAGAATTGCGTTGGGTGTGGTCTTATACCACTCAAGGATAGATCGTCGCTCCTCGTGCGTCATTTCGCTATCTACGTGCTTGGCCGGAAGTCCTGCTTCGCGCATCTTACTGCACAGCTCCACGGAACTGTCAATGTTACTGCTGAATGCTAGTGCTTTCTTACCTGGGCAGATCTGCATGTAGTTACTGATCACGCCTCCGTACACCTTCCGCTCGCTGTACATCTTACCCATAGCGCCTGTGTCGTACTCGCCTTTGTAAATGCCCACGCCAGCAAGATCCACCGGCACGGTGTAGTAGTTTGGTTTCGCCAGGTAGCCATCGTCAATCAGGTTCTGAATCTTGACCGATTCGACCAGTTGCGTGTAGTGCTTTGATAGGCTCGTCTGCTTGCCGATGCGAATGGGTGTCGCGGTCGCTCCGATCACGTAGGCGTCTTTGCGCAGGTATGGGAAGATCTTGTCAAAGGCTGTCTTATGGGCCTCATCGAAAATCACCAGGTCAATGCTTTTCAGCAATTCCTTCCAGGTCTCGGTAGTCAAGCGCCGCTTCATCGTTTCGATCATCGCCACGTAGCACGGTGCTTCCGTGTACTTGGTATCTCCTGCAATGATCTTGGCCGGGTTCAGTTCGAACTGCTGCAGTGCGAAGTGCGTCTGATTCATCAACTCCTGGCGGTCGGTCAGGATCATGACCTTCTTGCCCTTGTCGATAGATCTGCGCGCCATAGCGCTGAACATGACGGTCTTGCCGCTTCCGGTTGGACTGCACAGGATCAGGCGGCGGTGGTGTTCCTGCATGTGAAAGCGCATCTCTCTGATGGCTGTGTTTTGGTAGGGTCGTAATTTCATAGGGTCTCGGTGGTAAGAGGTGGTAAGAGGTGGTAACTACTTTTTAGCGGTAGTTACCACCGAAAAAACTGCGCTGATTGTCTGCATTCGTTATTTTTAGGTCTCGGTGGTAAGAGTGGTAACTACTTTTATAGAATAAAGTATATTTATTATATAGTACACATGGTATATGTATGCATGATGTATATAGGTTAGGGTTAAAAAGTTTGTAAATCCGCTTACCACCGTTACCACCTCTTACCACTTTTTGAATTTTAGAAATTCGGTGTTGCCATCTGCGTCTCGGCAAAATACACCTTAGAAAGCAGATAGCGGCGTTGTGAGCTGTTTGTTCCGGGTATCTTGATGCTTTTTTTCTCGTAGCCCATTCGCTTCAGGTATTGACCAACTTTGTAGATGGTGATGCCGGAATTCTTCAATCCGCTATTGGCCAGGATGTATTGATAGACCTCAGTGGTGGTCCACCACTCCGCACCTCCAAGTGTGCCGGGTGGATGAAAATACTTTTCGATCAGCTCGCATTCAATGCTGACCTGGAAGTTATGCTCGGTCTTTTCGTTCAGGTACTGAATGTCGGTGCTGGTCAGCATCCAGCTGTTGGGATCGTCGTGATAGGCGTGGTACAACTCCATCCACAATGCGGCCTTGTCGATCGCCTCGTATGCATCCCAGTTGATGCTGGTCACGTTGATTGGAATGATGCGTCGGTTGCCGGTTGGATCGTTGATCACCTCCTCCTCATTGCTCGTGCCGCACAGAACTGCGTACCTGGTGAGATCTTCGTGAGTCTTGCCGTATGGTTTGCGGATGCTAAAGGTTTGCCGGGATGACAGCTCCTTCAACTTTTTCGCCTCCATCTTTGACTTGCCTCCGAACTCATCATCGCACAGGATTATCTTCTTGCACATCAAGATCTCATCATCCTTTCCGCCGTCTAGTTTGGATTCACCGTAGTACGGCAATAGGTCCGGTGGCAGCAGTTGACGAAAAAAGTTTGTTTTGCCGATACCCTGCGGACCTGTCAGTACCAAGCACATGATCGAATATTGTCCATGCATGGATGCGACAATCGAAGTCAGCCACTTGGGAAGGAAGCGCCGGATGTAGGTGGCGTCATGGGCCTGGCTGCTGATTGTGTCGCACAGCAGTTCAATGTTGCCGCTCGGTGTGGATCGCTTATGCTTGTCAAACCACTGCTTAAACGGATCATACTGCGGCGTCCATTCCGAATCGATGATGTCAAACACTAGCTGCTTTTTTACCTTGCTGCCCTGCTGATCAATGGTCTCCAGGTATATTGTGTTCAGCACTCGATCATCAACCGGCTTGCCTTCCAGTTCGTACTGTCTGGTGACTTTGTTCATGCGAATGTTGTAGGTGCTGATCTGCGCTTTTAAGGCCTCAAGCATCTCATCTGCTGACGGCTTTTCTATTTCCTTGGCTGGCATCAGGAAGGTGTCGTTCACGCGCTGTCCTGCGTCTTTGATGCCTTCCTGCTCAAGCTGCTTAATTGTGGCGCTCTTGGCCTTA